GACAGCCAGCTGGACGCCACCCTCAACGACCTCGCCGTCGCCAGAAGCCAGGTCACCGAACTGGAGGCGAAAATCAAGGCCGACCGCACCGCTCACGACGACCAGGTGAAATCCTACACCGCTCAAGTGAAGTCACGTGACGCGCAACTAATCGCAGCCGCAGCCGAGCGCGACAAGCTGACAAAACAAGTCGCCGACCTGAAGAACGAAGTGCTGCGCAAGGCGCAACTCGTCATCGGCGGCGTCGGGGCGGCCTTGCTGCTAGCGGCAGCCGGGTGTTTCGCGGCGTGGATCTGGCTCGGCTTCGGCGCTGGCTGGAAGGTGGCCCTCGTGGCCGGCACGGTCGGCGCCACAGCGGTCGCGCTAGCCATGATGCTCAAGGCAATCGTGGTATCAATCATCGTCGCCCTGGGCGCAGCCGTGGCCGGCGCGCTCGGCTACGCCGCATGGCACCTGTGGAAAGACAGCCGCGACACACTCAACAACGTTGTAGCCGGCGTGCAAGAGGCCAAAACCGCGCTGTCCGCGGACGCGCTGGCTACCCTGAAGGCCAAGCTTGCCGCAGCCACTTCCGACGCGGACAAGAGCCTGATCGAGACGATCAAGAGCGCCATTACGTGATTTCGGGCGCTGGCAGTGCCGGGGCTTAATGTTTTCACCCGGTTATGGCTGGCCGCTGACTCCCATCCAGCGCCAGCCAGTCCTCAACTGCCAGCGCCTTTCTTCCGCAGGATGATCATGGATACCGTTTCACCGTGAAACGATAAATTGGCTAGTTTTGACCACCTTGGAAACGCTCTACGATTCGATTTCAGAGGTGAACACCCGTTTCCGCTGTAGAGCCCCTACCAACCATTGGTAACAGCCGTGGCCGTCAAGCGCGACGGCCTAGCGTTTACGATAGCCAAGCTATTGCAGGAACAGGATTGACCGAGCCACGATATGGCCGGGCTGGGGATATTCGGCCAACCCAAGCGACCGTAGCCGACCGCAGGGATTGTTAAAAGCGCCGGCGTTCGGAGCGTAACCGGCGAGCTGCGCGAGTTCTGACTTCGGGACGGGGCGCGGGTATAGATTGATGAGCGCCGCGAGGAATAGCCGCTGGTATCGCAGTGCGTTGAGTTATTACAGGCGCTTCCTTACCAGTCCGTATCGGCTTACGCGTGATAGGCGTCTGACCTTCCAAGGTCCAGTGATTCTTGTTTTTTCCAGTCCTCTCAGTGAACTTGGAAATTTCCCGCTGGATTGTCTCAATGACCGGCTTGACTTGGGCTACCAGTTTTTCGACGGCTTCAAAATTGCGCAGCGCCATCTTGATATGAACCAACTCGGTGTCCACAAGCACAGGAACCTCGACGAGTTTGTCTTTCACAGTCTCGACAGTCTCCACCGGTCGCGCCGCCAACTGCGCTTTCAGTGACCGAATCTCCGTTCGCAGGTCCGCCTCAGTGCGGGCGCGCTCCTCTGCCGCCTTTGGCAGATCCGCCAGCTTCGGCAGCATTGCCTTGACACTCTCAGGCGTCGGCGGCGCTTCCAGCGCGTGTTCGGTTGCTCCAGCTTCCGGGTGCGTCGTTTGGACTGGGCCGACAGTCAATCGCGTCCGCTCCATCGCCACGGCCCTGCCGAGGGCGAAGAACGTGCCAGGCTGTAGCACCTTGATCTCGTCAAAGAACTGGCGAACATCGCCGGAGGGAACGCCAAGGCACTCAGCGGCGCGCTTGCGGTCAATGTCGATGAACGTGGGGCCGACCATGACGTTGAGCAGCTCCGCAGCCAGGTCCTTTCGCAGCTTACCGATACGCTGCGTGGCGGCGATCAGACAGAACCCACGCTTGCGTCCGCGCGTGCCGAGACTGATGCACGCCTCTGAGGCCTCGCTTTCGCCCGCGCCCTTCTCTGGACAGAATGTGTGGAACTCGTCACCGATGAACACGGTGGGCCGCCATAGGTTCTTTGGAGCGTCAATGCAGGCTTCGAGGAAGAGCTTCACCCATCGGTGACGCTCGAAAGGTTTCATCTCGTAAAGGTCGCAGACCGCCGACGCGCGCAGCTCCAAGAGCTTGTGCGCCACCAATCCCGCCGATCGGCAATCCGCCGGCGTCTCGCCGACTTTGCCGACGAGCACGAAGCCGAACTTGTCGCGCAGCGTGGCGAACTCGCCCTCGGGGTCAATGATGATAACCGGAACGCGGCCGAAGAGCTGCTCAGCGAGCCGGCGCAGCAGCCAACTTTTCCCGCCGCCGCTATTGGCCTGCACGAGCATCCGCGTGCGCAAGAGTATCTCGATGTCGAGAGATACCGGAACGTCGTCGGCGTGGCCGATGGTGATGAGGTTTGATTTCATTTGTTGGCGATCTCCAATAGCACGTCGGCGTGGCACGGCTTGTCCAGCGGGCACCAACAGGCAAGGTTCTTGCCGCGAAGCTCTTTCAGTTGTTTTTGGAACTCAGCACGAGAATTTGGCAGCATCTCTTCGAGGCGATGTTTCCACATCCACGCAAACAGTCTCACGGCGTCCGCGTTGCTTTTGACTATCACATTGCCTTCATCGCCGGACCAGTATCGCCCATTTAATCTGAACGGGTTTCCCCAGCGTGACGGGCGCGACACAACGACGGTGTTTGGTGGCAGCCGCCAGCCGCGCTTGCGTGATAGTTGAATGCGTCGGGGTTTGCTCACTTGTCCTTTCTGACCACGCTGGCGTTGTGCTTCCAAGCGTAATCAAGCATTGCCAAGACGTTAGCCTTGCGGCTTCCTAGATCAAACGTTACTACCCATTCTCGCTGTGATCTGGATCGCGACCGAAACCGGACGATCTTTGCCTTACCGTCATTCATCACCTCAGCGCCTCCTCCGGCACGTCCACGTCGAAGAATCCCTGCGCGCCGCGCGCCGGGATCGGCGTCGGGAGCGCCTTGATGTTCGTGAACTTCCACGCGAAGCGACCATCGGTGTAGTCACCGAGTATCAATTCAGAGTGCCCAATCGCGTCCCGTTCAATCTCGGTTCGGACCACGTCCACTAGCCTGCCGACCGCGACGACGCAACCGCGTGGTAGCTGGTGGAATTGATTGATTCCGGCTAGATGAAACGCGCTGTCAATGATTGTGCTGTTGCGCTTCAGCGTCAGCCACCACTCGAAGAGTTCGCTTCCATCTTTTTTCGACGCATGAATCGCCAGAGGCCCGCGATAGTGCGTTGACCACGAGCGCGTCTCGTTACGCTTGAGGCCCAGCGCCATCGCTGACGCCCACGGCTGCCAGAGGGAGATTGCTTTGATCTTCATTGTTTTGTTCCCGTAGCAGATTCGATTGCGATCAGAATGTCGCGCGACTCCGCTCCCTTGTGGGGGCCGACGATGCCGCGTTCTTCGAGGATGTCCATTACGCGCGCGGCACGCGTGTATCCGATGCGCAGGCGGCGCTGTAGGATTGCGCAATAGGCCCTGCCAGTGGTCCTGATAACATCGATAGCCTGCTGAACAACTTCCTCGCTCACGCCGTCCACTTCTTCGGTAGCTGGCGGAACACTCGGAAGAATTACTTTGGCGGCGGTGGGTTTCAGTTGTTTTGCTGTGGCTAGTCGGGCGCGGTGGGCGGTGAGATGTTGTGTAAATCCGCAGGTGCATGGTGGAAATTGCTGTTCTTTGGTGATGCCCGGAGTGTCTCCGTCTTGGTTTGCCCACAAAGCACAGATGTTTAGATGCCCTGCGTAATGTAGCATCTTGTCTGCATCCTCATTCGCCGCCTTGAGTTTCTCTTTCAGCGCGTCAACTTCGCGCTCAAGGTTCTGTCCCTCAGTGAACAAGTTGTCGGCCCTGAAAAAGCAGCAGTTATCAACTAGGTTCTTGTTATGATGGTCTTTGTCAGACTCAAAAGCAGCTACCGTTCTTGGCGTTGGGGTGTTATTGGTTTTCATCGTTCTATCCCGTGCTCCTTACTGATCGGGTGCTAAGTTCTGGCACCACGTCGGCGGCAATCAGAGACCAGCTCTTCCAAATGTTTTAGAACAACCGAGCGCAATGCCTTGATCATCCTGTTTGCAGCCCACAGCTTATTTTTCAGTTTGACGTTATCCCGCTCCAGTGTTCGCGATGTTTCCAAGTCGGCCACGCGCAGTTCGTATGGCGGGTTGCTGTTTGGATTGTGGGTATCGATGACGAATGACGCCTTGTCGGTGATCGGCGTGGCCGGCGCCAGCAATCGTCGTCTCCGCTTGATGGCGTTGACGATCTGCCGCACGCGCTCTGGCGAGTTGTGGTCGTCGCTGGGGTTATGCTTGATGGCCATGGTGGTCATTGGATCGTTTTCAGGTGAGCTCGCGTTAAAGCGGGTCGGCACCATACTCTGGAGAATCGTTTCCATTCATGGTTTGGTTCTGACCCTTCCTGGTCTCGCCACAACATTGCGAATGGCAAAAACCCGGCGACGTAGCATTGGCGCAGTCTTTTCTCGGCATCTGCGATTGTATCCTTCGGATATCCAATCAGTACAAATGCCCGCAGGTGGTGTGATGTAGTGAATCCAGCGGCTCGAAGCAGCTTTCCAGCTTCCACAAGTGGTTCAAGGTCTCCGGCTGTATCGTAAGCGCAGTAGATTTGATCTGGACGAAGTTTCCACATTAACTCTACGTGCCACGGTTTTAGGCGCGCGGCCTCGATCCCAGACGCAAACTCTGCCTTATGGGCCTGACGTTCCAACATTGCGAACACGTCTCGAATGTGATGCTCTGAACATGCCAGTAGATTGTCATCATGAACGCGCCATCCCTCGGCTATTGGTAATTCCCGAACCTTGCCTTCCCTCCTCCATACTTGGCAGAACCAACAACGTCGGTAACAACCTCTGGTTGTAATGACGTTGCCCAACTTCATATATCGTCCAGCGACAAACTCATCGCCGCGCATTCCGGTGGCTGGACCACCGATCGTCACAGGAGCTACATGTCTCCATTCCTTTTCGAGCCGTTCGGCCTCTGGGAGATCCCAAGTAAATGCCACACTGATATGCACAGTGTCTCCCTCGGCATAAAATGGAGGATCCCCAACAAAGGCAAGATCGTCCACTGGAGTGCAACTGGTGCGACGTGGAAATACACGAATTAGCTTCATGCCTTCTCCGGCAGCCGGAACATCTCGGCGATCTTCGACACGCGGATCGGCTGAAGGTTCCGGAAGTGCTTCGCGCCGGCCTCTGACAGCTCCAGCTTCGCAATGGGCTGGCCCTTCAGCTCCAACCGGATTGCCTCCAGCGTCAGCTCCGCCAGACCGCGATCCGCGCTGCGTGACAGGAGCTTCGCGTCATCGCTCGTAAGGAAGTGCCGGAGCCTCGCCATTGCCGACGCCGGCTTGAGGTTCTTGCCGCTCACTAGCCGCTCAAACATCTCCATCACCTTGTCTGCCTTTGGCTGCATGGCGGTGATGGCGAACACGAACGCCGCCAGCGCGCCCGTCGCGCGCAATCCGTGTTCTTTCGGCCTGCGCTCGATGACCCACTTGGCCGCCAGCTCGAAGGCGCGGAATATATCCAGCGTCTGGCCGACGCTCAGGCGGCGCGTGCGCTCGCCGGCGCAAAGCGTGCCGAGCGACGAACAGATGGCGGCGATGACTGAGCCGTCCTTGAGGCCGTGCTGAATCTTTAGCTGGTCGGACACGGAGCGCGTGCGGCCACGGTCAACGCAGTCCATCGTTGTCATCTCGCGGCCTTCGATCTTCGATGGCAGTCCGAACGTGACCATCATCCGCACCGTCCGGCCGCTGCGCACAACAGCGTGAAGCCTGTGCTGGCCGTCTATCAGCTCGTCCTTGTCGTTGAACGCGATGCCCTGGTGTGTGGCCACCCATACGCCGTTTGTCATGTCTCGCGCGTAGGCGTCGATGACGTCTTCGGAGATTGGCCGGTTACGGAAGTTGTTTTCGAGCCACCGCTTGGCCGTCGCCGGGTCAACGTCCATCCAGCCCGACGTGACGCCACCGAGCTTGGCGGCCGTCTCACTCGGTTTCTCGATGGGTATGGCTTGCAAGTCTTCTTGGACGCGCAAGGCCCCGCTCGCGCGTGCGGCTTCGGCTATACGCCTGCACTCGTCCGGGTTAAACCCGGTGCCACTACCGGGCGTGAATCTGTGTGATTGTATCGTTGCGACCATGATGGGTTTCCTTTCGTTGGGCCCGCTTGAGCAGCACTGCGGTCAGCTCGCGGGACTTGCGTTTCAGGTGTGCGGCCTGGTTCTCGCGCGCCACGTCGTTGCGCGTAATGCGAATGAGGTTGCTGGGGTCGAGGTTGTTGTAGTTGCCGTCCTTCACCCTCACCACCGAACCCGCCGAAAGTTTGCAGCGGTGGTGAGTCTCATAGATCAAGTGCGCGAGTGACGGGCGACCGACGCGAGGATCGTATGGGCCGTTGTTGCCTTTGTAGAACGCGCCGCCTTGCTCAGGGTAATTGGCAGACCAGAAGAATAGTTGACCGCGCCAGATAAAGCCCTCGCTGCGCAGATCCATTTTGCACTTCCACGCGCGCGAATTCAGGCCCTTGTTGAGTTCCAGCAGAATCTCCCACGCCGCCGGCGTCGCATAGTTGAATCGCGAGACGTTGGACGAACACGGCGTGTTCGGCATGTCCTTTGGCGATGGATGCGCGGCGCGAACGCGCTGGATGAAGTCGCCACGGCGTTCCAGCGACCACGTGCGCCACTCAAGCCGAAGCTCGGGCGGAATCATCGGCTTCGACATCCGGGCAATGATGACCTCGATTTGACGCGGCGTGTGCGGTCGCGCCTTGCGGATGGAGCCGTCCTTGTTGCGGCCTGACTTCGGCTCCCACTTGTTAGGACGCACCGGCAACCCGCGTCGCCTGAAATGCTCGCGCACGGTGCTGTGACAGATTCCGTATGGCCTGCCCACCACACGCAACGATAAACCGGTCATGTAGGCGGCGTGCATGGCGCGAACTTGCACGAGCGTGCGGCGCTTGCACGGGCGGATCGTGATGTAGCCGTTTCTCGCCAGCGCACGATGCACGGCGCCAAGCCGTCGCTTATGCAATCTCGACGTGATGCTCAGAGACTTCACGCGCTGATACGTCGCCCACAGCTTGGCGGCTTCGTCGGGAGAGATGATGCGCGAGCGTTTCATTGGTGTTACGCAGTCTTCTTTGCCAGCCTCAACTGGCGCTGGATTTCCCGCTGGCACGCTCGGTTCTTTCTCTGCATCGCGGCGATGTCGCGGCGGGCAACTGCGATCTTGATAAGCCTCTTCATCACCGCGAGCTTCACGCGTTCAATTTCAAGTTCTCTTGGTGTCAGTATTTTCATGGATCAATGCTCCAACATTCTCGCCAGAGTCGTTTCGAGTTCTGATGCGATGTCCGCCAGCGGAATCCTGAGGATGATTTTACGCCCGAGTCCAACGGCTACGCTGTAGGGGTGAAGCGTGAGCGCCGGCGCTTTCTTCAATGACCGTTTTCCGCGTCCGATCCTCGCCGGTCGGATACCAACGCGCGGCGGCAGTGCCTCGCCGCAGAGAACATCATCCATCATGCCGTCATAAAGTCCGCGAATGAACAATGCCTTGTCTCCGAGTTGAACTCCTGGAGTCGTCTCGAACATCTTCCATAGCTCAGAGAACGCGCGAGCGACGATCTCGACGATACCGGCAAGTCTCGAAGCGGTTTTCGGCGGCGTCTCGGCGAGGATCTCGTCACAACGAAGTCGGCACGAAAGGCCGGTGCGCCGTTCAATAGACCACTTCACGAAGGTAGCAACCATCAAATCACCCACCTTCCCGATGGCGTTTGCGACCGGACCTGGCTTGAATTTTCCTTCAAACAAGTCCGCTGTCGTTGGCGGCGGTGTCCCCGTGAAGTTGTAGCGAGCCAGTAGTCTATCCAGCTTGACCTTTGCGGCTGCCTTCTCGCCACCGATGCCACGGTCAACCAAAGCTTGCAGCTTGTCTCGCATGGCATAGGCCTTCGCGGTTGCGGGTTTTTGTTTCATCACTCCAGCGATGTTGGGCAATCCAGTGCGGTCAATTCCGACGCCAGCGCAGCGCACGGCTCGCCCACGAACAGACCGAGCACGCAGAGGACGTTGCCGCGATTGAACCGCGCGAACATCCACGGCACGCTGCTCGCGTCCATGCACTCGAACACGCGCGAGAGATTGCTGTTCGAGTCCATGTCAATACGTGCGATGCTGACGATTCCTATGCGCGCCGATATGGCATCCAACATCGGCCCGATCTCCTCCATCGCCCGGCTGCCGGCCAGCAGCACGGCTATGCCCGCGGGTTGACCTTCGGTGGGACGGCGCACTAGCGAGACGCGGTCGAGGTTGAGCTTATCGACGATTCGCAGCATACCACCGAGCGTTGGCGTCGTGCCCATTTCGCTGGCTAGAAGTTTCTCGATGTCGGATTGGTTTCGTAGGTTCATGTTTCTCCTACAGTTCAAGACTCCCTTGCGGTTCAGTGTTGATGCGATCGGAGTAGCCGTTATTCCTCAGCCAAGCCCGTATGCGTCCCGTCTCGCCGCCGGCGAGCAGGTCCAGCTTGCGGCCATTCGCGGACACGTCGGGCGACTTCACGCGGCCCTTTACCGTGAGCAAGCCAATGGATATCAGCGCCCCCGTGGCGGCTCCGGCGAGGTGCTTGCTGCCAGCCGTAATCTCGCCGGGCAAATCCGCCGCCGTGAACGTCCCGCCTTCGAGGGCCATGTAGAGCAGCGCGGCTTGCGCGCGGCGCATCGGCTCGTGCTTGAAGCCGATCATCAGCACGACGGCGCGCAGGAAGTTCGGCGATAGCGTTGTGCTGATGGGCGATGGTGATGGTGCGGTGGAGTTCATGGTTGAATCACGGGACGCGCGCCCGACACCTGGGGCGGGTGATTGGAGACCGCGGCGACGCTGCGCGCGCCCGTGAAATTGGGTTGTGACGTGGCGAGCCGTCGCGACTCGCGCACGAGTTCATCGAAACGCAGTTGAAACAGCGCCGCTTCCAGACGCCGCTGGTATTCGCGCGGCGTGACGATCTCAACGGGCAGCCAGCGCACGCCAAGCGCCTTGGCTTCCGCGTGCGACGACCGTAAAACGTCGAGTTGGTTGCGGCCTTTGATGACGCGGCCCGTGTCCGCCGCGAGCATCCATCCGAAGCCGGGCACGCTTACCATGCTGCCGAGCCGGATGAAGCGAGGGTCAACGGCGGCAATCGCGCCAACAGCGGCGCGACCGCTCGCAGTGATACCGCAAGCGTGCCTGCCACAGCATTTTTCGCACTTGCAGTAGAACGTCACCCGCATCAGGACCGTCTTCGCCGCCTTGGCCGGCACGTCCTGCCCGTTGCCAACGGTTGGTAACAGTAGGGCTATAATCAGGCCCGCAGCAGCTCCAAGCCTCGCCAGCGTCACGCCAGCGGCCTTGGCGCTTGGATTCTTGCCAGTTAGTGACGCGCGCCTGGCCTGCGCTTGTTCCTGCGCGTAATACTCGGCAAAACTGCCGTCAGCGGTGCCGGCGTCAGCCGCGCGCAGTTCCTGCGTAAGCAGGCGTTGCTGTTCGCGCCAGGGGATGCTGGGGGTTGGGTCCATTGGGTTCGCTCCTTTCGATTACGCTGCGCAGCACCGGCAGCGCTCGATTTTGACATGCGGAACCGCCGGGGATTGGCGGTTATGGAGCCGCATTGTGGGGTACACTGCCGGTGCTGCTAAACTAGTCATCGGGGTTACTCGGTTTGTTTCGCTGCGTCCACAGCGGGCTTGGCCTTCTTCGCCGCTGGCTTCTTGACCTTCGTTGTACGTCTTGGTGATCTTGTCCAAGTAAATGTGTTCGATCTCTGTCTATTCTGCTTTCGGTTTGTTCATATCTTTGCGGTCTTCTTTTATGTTCCCGGTGACGCGCGCCCTAAACTTGCGGGCCTACGACGACCCGACGCGCGCCACCGGATGGCAGCGTCATGCTGCCAAAGTGGTTGAGTTGTTCGCGATGACTACGCCTTCCTCGATGATGATGCCGGGCAGTCCCTTGTCGGCGTTGCTCACGCGCTCTTCCAAGACCTGATACCCAGCGGGTTCGGTGAGGTCGCGAATGCACTTGCGGCTCGCATCGTCCAGCAGCGACCCGTTCTTGATGATGATGAGTCGCAGCTTCGGTGACGCTGCGATGGCCACGGCGACACACACACTGATCTGTTCCTGGCTCGATGCCTGGGCCAGCGGGCGGCCGTTGAGGATGATGCCATCGGTCGAAATGCTCAGGCCCTTGACCGGGATGGCTGAGTCGGTGAAGAGCGAAGTGCGCCGCTGTTCGATCTCGGCGATCTTCAAGTCGAGGGTCGAATACTTCGTGTTGGCGTCGCGCAACTGCGTTCGCACGCGCTGGAAGTCGGTCCATCGACGGCGCTGTGCATTGGCCTTATCGGCGTTGGCGATCTGAGCATCAATCGCCGTCGTGTCGGGAATTGGTGCGTCCTCGAAACGCTTCACAGCGGAATCAGCAGCCGCTCGCGCATCGGCAACCTTCTTTTCTTCCTCAGAAATCACCGTCTCGCTGTGCTTAATTCGTTCGTTGATTACCGCGAGTTGCCGCTCCATTTCCTCGCGCTGGAGAATAAGCGCGGCTTGTGCATCCTTGAACCTTGCAAGGTTGCTCTCGACCTGAATAGTGCAACGTCGTGCGTTGGAGGCCTCGTCCTGCAACCGTTGTTTGGCCGTGCCCTTTGCGTCCTCTGCCTGACGTTGTTCCAACAGCGCCGACACGTCCACGGCGGGCGGTTCCTTCTCTACGGTGGCCACGTCTTCAAACTCGACCACCGCACCCTGCAACTGCTTCACCTCGCGGCCTGCGTTGAGCCTGTCCTCAACGATATTCGCGCGTTCGGCATCGAGTGCGGCCAGCGGTTCGGACAGATTGAAAGCCTTGAGCAACATCCCCGCCGCCTTCTTGGGATCATCCTCGTTGACCCTGAGCAGTTCCTCGGGGTCAATACTCACCAACCCGCGCAACTCATCCCACACCGTCTGCCCGGCCTTCACCGGCGACCCGATCTTGTCCGGATTCGGCCACACCTTGAGACGTGTCGTGACGCTGCCGTCCGGCTTGCGCTCAACCTCTCGTCTGGCCACGAGCCTGCCGAAGCGCCACTCAGAGAATCCGGCTGCCGCGTCACCGTGGAGCAACGGGCCTGTCGCCGACGACATGCCTTCAATGGTCGTCAACAGCGAGGTCCAGAGGGATGTTTTCCCGGCGTGGTTGGGTCCGTAGAGCGAGACCCATGGCTGGCCGGGTGCGAGTTCAATCTCGGCGTTGCGGATGCCGAGATAGTTTTGGACGCTACAGCCGGTCAATGGTCCCGGCCCTTGTGCTGCGATTTCGTTTATGTTCATGTTTACGGTCTCCAATCTTCCTAACTATTAGCAAATGTTAGTAACGGCGTCAACAACTTTCTGCGCCGGCGTGGGTTCAAGGTCCATTATGAACTGCCCTTTCGATTCCAGCGTTGATCGCTGGACGGATGGCGATGGCAGAGGATCTTCTGTCACTCGCGGTCGGCGATAGGGGAACATTGCGCCCGTCAACGTCACTGCGTAATCCCATTGCTCTTGCGAAATACTGTCCATGTGGCGCACGACGCCAGGAACGCCGCATAGCGTCAACTGCACGTAGGCCGCGTGGAACATGCGACGATCTTTGTCCGCGGCGTCAACCCACCAATCGCATGGATGAAAACCTCGCGAGTGCAAGTGACTCGCTGCCGCTAGGACCATCGCGCCGGCGCCGACTGCCGGCTCCTGAATTGTCAGGCGATGATGAGGATCGGGCTTCACGTCGCCCAGCGTCAGTTGCGCCATGAAATCGCAGATGGGTTGCGGCGTGAAAAACTGGCCGTGCCATTCCCCTTCCAACAATCCAAGTTCGCCCGCCAAGTTGCCGAGGAAGTCGTGTATCTCGTCCTGCAACCCGTTTACGAGTATCGCGTGCGCCTCTGAGAACGCTTTCGGATTCGGGTAACGCTTGACGATCTCCATATATCGGGCCTCGCGTTTGGCGTCTATCTCCCCGGTGAGAATCTTCGTTGCTGCCTGCGACATCGCAAGGAAAGACAGTTCGAGGAAGTCACCGAACAGGTTCCAGTGGCTTGTGTGTCCTGAGTTCGCAGCACATTCGAGAGCATGGGTGAAGTCCTTGTAGGCGGGTCGCGAATATCGTTGCTGGCTCATTCTCTCGGGACTTCGATCTTCGCCGGTGCGTCTTGCGGCGCGTGCTTCCGGCACAGGTCCGTATCCGGTGCGATATGGTGCGCGCACCTGGTGCAGATCGGAGCGTCGCACGTCGTGCCTGGCGTCTCGCCGGGACCGTCGCACAGCTTGCTCGACGGGCGGCCGCAGTGAACGCACGGCTTCACCTGCGACCGCCCGCGCGAGCATATGAACCCGGCGAAACTTCCATCGGGCGCGGTGATACGCTGGCAGGGCATCCTACAGCCCCATCCTCTCTGCGACCCGGCGCGTCAGTTCGAGATCGTTGGCGCAGTACTCGACGGCCTTGTCCTTGTCGGCCTCCCACATTGCGCCGAACTCTGAGCCGCTACCCGTCTTCTGGCCGACGCCCAACGCCCGGGCCAGCGTGTCCAGGCTGATCATCGCGTTCCGCTCGCCAGCGCCCCAGAGTTCCATCGTGTCAACGAACTTCTCGGTGAGGCGGTTCTTGTGGAGAATGCCCAGCGGTAGGCCGATGCCGTGGATGAACGAGCGCCGGATGATGAAGGGCATGTCGAAGTTGCGCAGGTTGTGGCCAACGATCACGTTGAAGTCTGGCAATGCCTGCATCCGCCAGAACTCCGTGAGCATCTGAGCCTCGTTCATCTTGTCCGCGCGTAACATCTTGGTGCCATCCTTTGTCAGCAGTCCGATGATGGCAATCTGGCCCGTGGTCGCATCGAGCGCGGCGTCGGCAATCCACTTATCGCGTTTGGTGCCGATGGCCGCGGCGATCTTCAGCGGGTCTTTGACGTTACCCGGCGGCTCAAACTCCGGCATGATCTTGTCGAGTTCCTCGCGGGGTCGCGCCAGCGTCTCGATGTCCAGTATTAGGTAATCCTTCATGATTCTTTCCTCGTTGCTGTTGTTGGTTGTGAGTGTCAGGCAGTCGCGATGATTCCCTTCGTCGGCCAGTCGTCCATTGCGTGGGCGTGGGCGACGGCGAGGTCCAACGCCTTGCTCGCCTTCTTGCGCTCTTCGGGCGTGAGCGTCGCGGTGCGCAGGAGCTTGCGCTGTTGGCGAATCCAGAACCGAACCGTTTCGGCCGCCACTGGGTCTTTGGCGCGAAGCAGGAATACCGGTTCATCCTGGGGGATGATGTTGGCGCTGTCCTGAACTCGTTGGTTGTAGTCTGCTCTGGCGTGTTTCATGTGTTTTCCTTGGTTGTGGGTTTCTGTTATTGCTTTGTGTTCTTGGTAAACTGCACGCGCTTATCCTTCCACCCGGAACGGACAAACGCGCGTGATGCTCGGCTACCGATTCGAGCGATCAATCTGTTGGTTAAGGTTGCGGCCATGATGTTGCGAATCGTTGGTAACATCCCGATCAAAAAGGAATGTCTTCGCCTTTGCCGGCACCGACCGGCGCTGTTTCCAAATCGTCACCCGGCGCTTCTTCTTCGCTGGCGGATGACTGCCGCCACTCGGCGCACTTGGAGATTTCGTCTTGCAGGAACTCCGGCAGGTCCTTGAACACGTCATTCCTGCCCATCTCGATCTCGAAAAAGATGCTGGCATTCTCCGCCGGCGGGCAGGTCACGCTGGCCATCATCTTGCCAACGCTGGTGACGTTGACGTAAACGCCGCCCTTCGGATTCGGTTTGTGCGTCACGCCCAACAGCGCCGGCACCCCCAGCAGCTTCTTCAATACGAAGCCCTTCAGTTCCACATCCGTAAACGCACGCCCCCGCCAGCTCTCCAGGTCGTGGCGAAGGTTCGCCTTATCGCTCAGGGACAACGTGTATTTCTTGTGAACCGCCGCCGCGCGATCGCCATCCTCATACTTCACGCGCAGCGCCGGAATCTCCCAACTGATGCGGACCTTGTGCACGAGTCGGGGCCGGTTCTGGTAGGTATCGTCCTGGGTACCCAAGTCAACCACCGCGTAGCAGCGGCCGGCGTGAGTGCCCGAGGGCACGATGTAAGTGTTTCGAGGTTTTGCTGTAGCCGTGAGGCTCATGTTTTCCTTTTCCTTGATTGCTCGCCGTTTCGATGCGCCGCGGCGATTTCGGCGCTAAGACGATCCCATTCATTGGATCCGTCAAAACTCTTTGTGGAACGTGATGGATGCTGAACGGCTCCGGTAACGTTCCAGTCTTGCGCCAGTGCGGCGTCAAGTTGTTCGGGTGCTGTGCGCGCGGTGGCCATGTCAGTTGCCTCCCCTCTCACGCTTCCACTCCACTGTCGGTGATGAGCGGACCTCCTTTGCTCACATCTTGCTCAGCCAACTTGGTGAAATAATCGCTGCGCGACCTCATTCTCAGGTCTTTCATGCGCGCAGCTATTTCTGTCACCAATTCCTTGGGCAGACTGATCGCTGTTACCTTTACGTTTCTTGCCATAGTGACGACTCCAGCTCTGTATGTTATTCAGTAGCGCGCACATGGTAACATTTACTAACTCACTGCGCAAGTAACTATTTGCTTGCACGGTCTGTTTGGTATATGTTAGTAAACATTCCTAACAACTAACAACGCGGACGGAAGACATGAATAAACGCAACGTAGTCGTCACCTCAATCAGCATTCCCAAAACCCTTTTGGGCAATATTTCCAAACGGATCAAAGACCTAAAGAAACGCCAGGAGTGCAAATCTGTGAGCGACTATTTCACCAAACTTGCATTTCGCGACATCCGGGATGCCCAGACGCCGGCGGTCGTGAAACCACCGGATAACGCTGCAACCTTATGACCTGCACTTTGACCTTCAAGCGCTGCGCCGTGATCCGGACGTTTACGGATCGCGTCGAGGTTATCGTCGATCCCCTAGAAGCCGAGGCCGTCGCCAAGAAGTTGTTGACGGGTAAACCGCCAGATCCGCTAGCGCGAGCTGACGCCGCAAAACGACTCGGGATTTCTGTGCGCACGCTCTGCCGACACATGACTGGCGGACTGATTCAATATCGAAAAGTCGGCCGTCGCGCGGAGTTTATGCCGGAGTGGATTGATGCGTTCCGATCGCGCGAAGAGCATAGGCCCGGTGATGCGGAGGAGGCAGCATGACGACCAACCTAAACCAGCAAATCATCGCGATGCGCAATCAACTCCCCATCAGACTCATCCACGAGATGGTGGGCAGTCGCATCGAGACAACGAAACCGGTGAGCGTACAATGTCCGCACCGGGTGGCGTGGCTGGACGATGCGTCGCCGCAGAACATTTGCCGCGACTGCGGCGCGCCGTTGGAACGGCCTCCGATGGTGATGGCGGCGTGAGGCAATCCAATGGGAAAGAAAACGAAGATCGAGTGGTGCCATTCGACAGCATCGCCATGGAATGGTTGTAAACCGGTTTCGCCGGGCTGCGCGCATTGCTACGCGTCGGCACGCGATAAGCGGCACCTGGACCAACCCAAGGCGAAGCGCAACGGCCAAGCGCCGGTCTGCCATTGGGGAAAGGGCGCGCCGCGGGTTGCGGTACCGTCGTTTGAAAAGACGATGCTGGCGCTTGACCGCAAGGCAGCGCGAATGGGCAAACCGCTGACAGTGTTTCCATCAACATGCGACCCGTTCGATGACGAGGTGCCGATTGAGATGTTCGCCAATTATCTACGTGTCGTGTTCGAGACGCGGCACCTGATTCACCTCATGCTGACGAAGAGGCCGGAGTTGTGGGCCGAAAGAATGGACGATTCTATATCGTATTGGATGCACTTAGAGCCTACCGCTGAGCGCGATCGGAACGTTGACTGGTTGAAGGAATGGCGGCGCGGTCGTCCACCAACCAACGTCTGGGTAGGCGTCAGCATCGAGGACCAGCGGCGCGCCGACGAGCGCATTCCGGAGTTGTTGAAGATACCGGCGCGGGTGCGGTTCCTGAGCGTCGAGCCGCTGTTGGGGCCGGTGGATTTACACATGGCTGATAGGCTAAATGAATTGCTCGTTCGTCCAAAACGAGGGCAAAGATTTGAATGCAGGCGTATTGATTGGGTAATCGTCGGCGGGGAAAGTGGGCCGGGGGCGAGGCTGTGCAACATCGAGTGGATCGGGGACATCGTGCGGCAGTGCAAGGCAGCGGGCGTGCCGTGCTTCGTGAAGCAGTTGGGAACCAAGCCCGAAATAACCGAAGCCGATATCCACAACAAAAATCATCATTGGCTCTGGAGAATGCGCGACCCCAAAGGCGGGAACATGGCGGAGTGGCCGGAGGATTTGAGGGTGAGGGAATGGCCAGAACCAAAAACTCCTTGACGATTTGCTGTTGTGGTGTTACTAACGGTTGGTAGCAATACGGGATGCACATTCCCACAAACAAATGACGAAAGAACGAAACAGAAACCTGATTCCCCAAAACGCAGCCTGTCGGTGCGGCCGTATCCTGGAGTCCCGCCAGCTTTCGTCAGCCGATGTGACACCGGTGGGCTGCGTTTTGAGGGATTGGGATTGCGAATATGAGTGAACCCACGTGGAACGTATTGCGTTGGGAATCAAAGCCGGAAGGAGTTGAAAACTCGATCTCGCTCATTTGTCCAAAATGCCAGCACGAAGCGACGATGCCCATGATCGGGAAGCATCCAATCATCGCGGCCATTGGATTGCGGCTCATTTTCGATCCGGCAAATTACATACCCCCGAAGGGGTTCCTTCCAACTGCCATTCAATGCCGGCAGTGCCAAACCATATTTGAAGCGTGACGCCATGTTTGGGAAACATTTTCAATCAATGTATCGAGGATCGATGGCCGGCGCTGGTTGCAACGTGTTCGCGGTATGGGGATACGTCATTGCTCATACGCAGCCTGAAGATTCGTGCGTTGAACTCCACCCAACGTATCTCGCCACTGTGCTGGGGTGTTCTGAGGCGGAAGTGGATAAGGCAATTAAGTTCTTGTGCTCGCCGGACCCAAAATCACGGTCCAGATCTCACGATGGAAAACGGCTCTTGCACTCGGAAGGATTCAACTACTTCGTCGTAAATTTTTCCACCTACAGGGCCATACGCACTGAGGTTGATCGCAAAGAATACATGCGCCAGTACATGCAAAAGCGCAGGGCAAACGATCAGTCCTGTAAACATCCTGTTAACACTAATTGTTTACAAAAAGCTAACTCTCTGTCTTCTGTATCTGTTAACTCTGATGGGGAGAGTCCAGAGAGGGGTCCGGAGCACTCCGAAAGCCCTGCCGATGCCGGCGTACCTGGGGGTAGTCAATCTCCGGAGGATCCCGCTGGAGATTCGAAGCCGCGGCTGGCGGCAATCCGCGCCGAGTGCGCGAGGTGTTCGAATACTTCAACGCCAAAACCGGTTCGCAGATACCGCCCCACCCCGCCAACCTGCTGCCGATTCAGGAGATTCTGGAGGACACGTCATTCGGTGCCACGGTGGAGACGGCGAAGCTGGCGATTGATTGGTGCTGGTCGGAGTGGAGGGATTCGAAGGCGATGTGCGGCAATATCCGCATCAAGACGATCTTCAAGCCGTCGAACTTCTCAGGCTACGCTGAGAACGGTCGCCGCAAGTTTTCAAAGCATTCCAGGATCGCCGCACCCAAGCAATTCGGGAGCGAGATAGAGCGACTGGAACACGAGTTTGTAGCGATCCGCGACAAGGTGGAGGCGGCGCGCGCCGAGGCGTCATGGACCGGTAACAGCTTTCGTGAACAGCGTGCGGCCATCGCCAAGGCTTTTCTGGCCAAGGGCGAGCCGTTGCTGGCGGCGGCGCAGAGGGCGTTGGAGGCGGCGCGCGCCGGAAGCATAGGCCGTACGATGCGGCCCGCACACCAGCGGGAAGAGGGCGGTTCAAATCCGACCCCGGCGCTCCACTCACCCAATGGGGATAAACCTTCCGACGATGCTGCCGCGGGTATCGCATCACCAGCATCTCAAGGCCGATGAGTACTGCGAATCCATGCACAATCAAAAACACCAAGCCTCATGAGTGTCCCACCCGAGCAATTATCGCACGCTGACCTGGTAGCTGCCGCATCGAAATGGTTGCGGAGAAAATGCGCTGTAGTGGTCACTGAAGTGAGCGTGATGGGAGAAACACCGGACGCCATTGGCTGGTATGGACGACTGGCGATACTCATTGAATGCAAGGCATCCAAGGCCGATTTCCTCGCCGACGTAAAGAAGTTCTTTCGCGCCTACCCCGCGATGGGAATTGGTAGCCACAGGTATTATTTGACGCCGGTTGGGATGCTGGAAGCGTCTGAAGTGCCAGCAGGATGGGGACTGATTGAGTTCGATGGCAGGCGTTACAAGATCATCAGGGAGAGTGCGCCCTTCGCGGAATCAAATCGAGATCAAGAGGTCTCAATCCTGATATCAACGCTTCGCCGCGTGGGAAATCTCAAGCCACGCGGGGTGTCCATAAGGCACTACGTCATGCAGTCCAAGTGCACGGCCACGGTTCACACCGAGGAGTGGTCGGAAACCGATGCTGTTCCGGTGTGCGCCAGTGCAACCCCATAGGCGCAAGATGAATGACGCCCCCAAACCCGACTTCAATCCGAGAATGGACGAATTGAGCATCGCCATTCGTCGGCAGGAAGTCGCGCGCCTCTACCACCGTGAACGCCTTCCAATGGCAGTGATTGCGCAGCGCCTTGGAGTCCACGAGTCCACCATCTCGCGCGACGTTGACGCCATCGAGGAGGCCGCGATAGCGCAGATGGAAAAGGACGGTCGCAAGATGGTGCGCCGGCTCGACCGTCAATGGAATGACGTCATTGCCACCGCTTGGATCGAATATGAGAAATCCAAAGAGCCTCAGACGGAATCAACGAGCCAGCGCATTGCTGGCGGGGAATCCAAGACTGGTGAGAACAAGACGGGCGAAAAATCCCTCGTGCGCCTAGTCAAGAAGGGCAGGACGGGCGATCCGCGGTATCTCGCCGTCATCATCGCGGCCACTGAGAAGCTCGCCAAGCTTCACCGGCTGGGCGGGTTCGTGAGCGAGCCGGCCATCCAAGTGCCCATAGGTCCGGGTGCTACAGTCGTTTTCTATCTGCCGGAGAATGGCCGCCCAGTGCACACGCACGCGCAAGCACAACCGCCATCTCCTGAGTCTCCAGGCGCGCCAAAGACGATAGAAGCGCAAGTCACTTCGGTCAGCCAGACGCCGACGCCCAGCGATGGAAGCCAACACTGATACCCCGGGAATTCCAGCGCCACTCGAGCAAGGGTCCGTCATCGAGATCGGCCCGCAACCCGGCCCGCAAACCCGGTTCCTGTCGTCGCCGGCGGACATCGTCATCTACGGCGGCGCAGCCGGCGGCGGAAAGACCTGGGGGATGTTGCTTGAAGCCATTCGCAACGTGCGCGTGTCGCGATTTCGCGCGGCCATCTTTCGGCGCCAGCGCGTTGACATCAAGAACAGCGGCGCACTCTGGGACCAGGCGTGCGAGATTTACCCGCTCGCCGGCGGCCTCGGCACGCGATTCAACCTGACGTGGCAATGGCCGGGCAACGCGAAGGTGCAGTTCTCCCACCTGGAACATGAAAGCGACGTAAGCAACTGGGCAGGATCCGAAGTGGCCATGATTGGCTTTGAGGAGCTGACGCAGTTCTCCGAAAAACAATTCTGGCGCATGTTGGCCCGCAACCGCAGCACGTGCGGCGTGCGTCCCTACGTGCGCGCCACATGCAATCCCGACTCGAAAAGCTGGGTCAAGCCACTGATTGCATGGTATCTCAACCCGGATACCGGCTACCCGATACCAGAGCGCGACGGCGTGGTCCGTTGGCTTGCTCGAGTAGGCGACGACCTCCAATGGGGAGATTCACGGCAGGAACTTGTTGAGAAGTTCGGCACAGCGTGCAAGCCGAAGTCGTTTACGTTCATCGCTGCGAACGTCTTCGACAATCCGGCGTTGCTTACTCGAGATCCAAGTTACCTGTCTAGCCTGCAGATGCTCCCTCTCGTTGACCGCGAGCAACTGCTTGGTGGCAACTGGAACATCAGCGCCGCGGCGGGAACGATGTTCCGCTCCGAGTGGTTCCGCGTCGTCGAGGCGATCCCGGCAGCTACCCGGCGTGTTCGAACATGGGACTTGGCCGCGTCCGAACCGTCGCCGGCGAATCCAAACCCGGACTGGACTGTGGGATTGAAGATGTCCCGAGCTGATAGCGGTCTATTCTGCATCGAGGACATGGTCCGCTTGCGTAAAACATCGGGCACGGTCATGACGACGATACTCAATACGGCCTCGCAAGACGGCCGCGGCGTCACGATCCGCATCGTCCACGACCCCGGCCAGGCCGGCAAACATCAGGCGCACGATTACGCCGTTGCGCTTGCGGGCTACGACGTGGTGCTCGTGCCACAGAACCGGACCAAGGGTGACAAAGTCACGCACGCGAAGCCGGCGAGTCGTCAGGCAGAGAACGGGAATATCACGATCTATGCCGGCGCGGATCCCAAGACGATCATTGACGAGGCGGTGAGCTTCCCAGATGGGGATAAGGATGACATCGTGGACGCGCTCGCGGACGGCGTAATCGGGTTGACGGAGGCACCCGTCCTGAAGGTGGCAAGCGCCACACCTCCGTCACCCGCAAAGGCTCAAGAAAAAGCCGAAGGCGACCACTACGCAAAGGCACTGGCCGAACTGGAGCGCCGGCGAGCGGCGGGGGAACAAGGGCCTTGAGATTCTGCTTGCATTGGTTGCTAACCATTGGTAACAGTCAGTAAGCCTATGAGTCCACAAGCGACGCCGAACGATTCCAATAGCCGGGAGCCGTCCACTGGGCGTGCGCTACGCGTCGTTGAAACGCGATTGAGAAAGGCCGCCGCCCCACAACCCGTCACTTCCCAGCAGGCCCGCGCTGGACAACGCGCGGGCGCGCCCACGCCGTGGGTGAATCCGCCGCTCGACCTCACGGAGCTGCAAAACTGTTACAAGGAAAGCACGTGGCACAAGGCGTGTGTGGATGCCAAGCGCGACGCGGTGGTTGGCTATGAGATCGGGTTGAAGCCTTCGGACCGCTTGCCCAAGGACGCCAAGCCGAACGATGAGCAGCGCGAGATTGCCCGCCAGTTTCTGACCTCGGCCTCGCCGGATGTGCCGCTGGAGTTCGTGCTGAAGGCCGCGTGGATTGATTACGAAAACCTCGGCTTCTGCACGCTCGAGGTCGGCCGCAACAAGCTCTCCGACCTGCCCGAGCGGCTGTTCTATATGCCGGCGGCGACGACGCGCATTCATCGCGACGACCCGGTGACCCGCCAGACGATCGAGTTGAAGCGGCGCGATTTCCCGCTGTTCAACGCGCCCGGCCGCGAGCGCGGCGTGAACGAGGTGCTGCGCATCATGGCGCCGAATTTCCGCAGCTCCTACTACGGGCTGCCGGATCATGTCGCCGTCATCGCGGCGATCCTCGGCGACATCTACGCGCGCAATTTCAATCTCAACCGGTTCAAGTCGCGGATGCTGACGAACTGGGCGATCGCGTTCAACGGCACGATCGGCACGGAGACCAAGGCCCGGATCAAGGAGTATTTCCAGGACGCGGTGGAGTCGGGCGACGTGCCGGACCCGCTCCTGCTCGAGACGGGCGCGACCGGTCCCGACGCGGGCGTGAAGTTCCAACGCCTCTCGGATGAGATCAAGGACGCGAGCTTCGTCATCTACCGCCGATGCAACCGCGAGGAAATCTCGGCGGTCCATCGCGTGCCGCCGAACAAGATCACGGCGTTCGGCGATGTGAAATTCCAGACCAGCCCCGAGCAGGCCGAACAGTTCCGGGACGAGGTGGTGATCCCGCGCCAGCGTCTGCTGGAGTTCCATCTCAACCGCGTGCTCGAGACGCTCGGCGTGACGGATTGGGTGGTGTCGCTGCCGGTGGCCGATCTCACGGAGGACGCGCAGGAGGCGAATCGCGCCGTGGCGGTGGCGCGCACGGGCGTGGCCCGCGTGGATGAAGTGCGGAAGATTCTCAATCTCGATCCGTTGGGCGAGGAGAACGGCGGCAATGAGTTTGTGCAGGTATCGGGCGGAGCTGCTCCAGGCGAAAATCCCAACAACACAACCGACCCGAACGCGCAGCAACCTACAGCGGCCTTTGGAGCGGCCCCAGCGGTCGTGCGCAAGAGCCGTCCCGGAGCAAGCCACGTGCTGGCCTCGCCAGTGGACCGGCTGAGACTATTTGAGGATCGAATCGTCAAGGCCATTGGCCAACAGGAGAACCCATCATGAACCAAACCACACACGTTTCTTTTCGCGGCGCTCTCTTCAGGGGCCGCACGCTGGCCAGCCAGGCACTCGCCACGGTCGCGCTGCGTAAGAGCAGCGACATCACGATCGATCAATTACGCCAGAATGTGAGCGATACTGTACGCGCCGACTCGCGATTTCCGACTGTGAAGTCCAAGGGCGGCGGCTTTCCAAACACACCGTGGCTGCGTGACGTGATCATGCCGGACACTGAAGGTGGCGAGTGGATGGCCATCGTCCAGCAAGCTGCTGAAAATGGCAGCGGCGACATGGTGAAGATCGGTTTCACCGTCGCCCAGGACGGCACCGTGACGCTGGCGCAAGGCGATCCCCAGCCTACCAAGATGATCTACAAGTCGGCGTCTTTCAGCGGCGTCATCGGCGGCAGCGCGAGACGCGAGCACGCCCGCGACCTGGTGGCGGCCACTGGCGACGTGTTGCGTAAATCGGATGACGCCACACCCAAGCCCGCGCCGGCGCGCACGACGTTTGGCGTCTCGTTTGCACTCGCCAAGGGCAACTCTGGTCACACCGGGAAATCCGGTGGCGGCAGTCGGTCACAGAGTGTCAGCGTTGGAAAGGCCGCCGCGAAGAAACCGCGCTTCCGCATCGGCCAACGCGTGACGACTGGCGACGGCCAGACCGGCAAGGTTGTCGGGAACGCAGTCAAGGGCTGCGAGCACTATGTCGAGATGAGCGTTGGGCGCGGCCAACACGTGAAGGTTGCCGAGTCCGATTGCACGCTGACGAAGTCTTGCACCTGGTAATCGTCCACGCGCGCCTGCCGGAGCGCCATGCACCTGCGCATCATCACCAATACCACCAACGGCGTAGGCCTCCAGCGCGACGCCGAGATCCTGCGTGACGTGCTCGTGCCTGAGGGTCACGAGGTTGAACTCTGCCACTTCCGGGACGCGCCACCGCCGGGCAAGGCGGACGTGGCGTTGTTCGTGGAGATCATCGCGCCGCAATATCTCGGTTGCGCTGAGCTGACGTGGTTCATGCCGAACCCGGAGTGGTTCCACTTCGGGTGGAAAACGCTGCTCAATCACGTTGACCTAGTGTTGTGCAAGACGCGCCAGACGCAGCGGGTTTTCGAGGCCCTTCGCTGTGAGTGTGTATTCACCGGCTTCACGTCGCGCGACATGCTGGATTCGACGGTGAAACGCGAGCGCCGATTCCTTCACGTTGCCGGCAAGAGCCAGACCAAGAACACAAAGGCGATCATCTGCGCGTGGACGCAATCGCTACCGGCTGCCGCACATCTCACCCTTGTCTCGCGTGACTTCGCGGAGTTCGCCAGCGGGATCCCGCACATCACGGTTCACTCACGCGTTACCGATGATGAACTGCGCGTGATGATGAACAGTCACCAGTTTCACCTGTGCCCGTCGGCGGCGGAAGGCTGGGGCCACTACATCCATGAAGCCATGTCGTGCGGCGCCGTTGCGGTCACGACTGACGGCGAGCCAATGAACGAGCTGGCGTGTTGCCTCAAGGTGCCCGCCACGACGCGCAGGAATATGTCGCTGGTGCCACTGTGGGACGTGTCGCCGACGGCGATGCGTCAGGCGGTGCTGGATTGCTTGAACCTGAGCACCGCAGAGGTGCGCACTATTGGCAGCGAGGCGCGCTGGGCATTCGAGCAGGAGCGCGAGCGGTTTGGCGAAGTGCTACCAGGAGTTTTTGACGACGCAATCGTGTAGACGTGGAGAAAACATTATGAGCAACGATGTGATTACCGGATTGTCTGCGGAGCAATTTCAAACTCTGGCAAACCTCGCGAAGAAAAAGGAGGAACTGACCACGCAACTGATTGCTGTCAACACGGAGATGGCACGCATCACGAGCGGCGACGCTCCGGTGCGCGTGCCGCGCGATAAGAATCGCGGCGAGAAGATCATCGAGGCGATCAAAGCAGCCGGCCAGGACGGCGTGAGTGTTGTCGAACTGTCGCCTATCGTTGGTGCCAGCCAACCGACTATCTCGAATTGGCTGCGCGACCACGCGAGCGAATACCCAGCGCTCGTGAGAGAACAAGACGGTGTGCGCGTTCGCTGGGTGTGGCACGCGGCACCTTCAACGACAACTGTTCCAACCAAATAACCAAGATCATTATGACCCCCGACATCTGCATCATTCCATGTTTCGACCGTCCCGAATTCGTCATGTGCTGCGTCGAGAAACTCCTGCGCTGTCCCGAGGCGGCAAACGTGCGCATATTGTTCGCCGTGGACGATCACACCGAGCTGCACCCGCACGCCGAGATTGCGCACGCCATCGGCATGGTATCGCGACCGCAAGACATCGTGATTCGCAAAGGGCCTACGCCGTGGCGCGGTAATTCCGCCAACGTGCTGGGTGCGCTCAAGATGGCCGCAACGCTTGCGGGCGAGTATGTGTTCATTGTCGAGGATGACGTCATCGTCGCCGACGATTTCTTCCGCTGGTCCTACGCCGTGCATCGGCAGGAGGAACCGTTCGCCTCGGTGGCCGTGCGCAATACCAATGGCGGCGCGCCCGCCCAGTGCCCCAATGATGCGACCGCGTTCTATCTCAGCCAGCGTGACTACAGCAGCCTCGGTGTTTGCCTGCCACTGTCGTCAGTGGACGAGATCATCAAGCACGCGCTGCCTGAATACTACAGCAATCCCGTGGGTTACTGCATGGCGATGTTTCCGCACTCGCGCCTCAACCGGATTCACGCCGAACAGGACGGGCTCATCCGGCGCATCATCGAGCGCGACGGGCTGCATGTCGCCTGGCCGTGCGTGCCTCGCGCGTTCCACGCTGGATTCGTGGGCTACAACCGTGCCGGGAATCACCTGAGCGGGTCGCTGTCTGCCAGGTGCGCGAAACTGCGGGGGATGATCGGCAGCAGGGACGCGCTGAACGCACAGGCCGACCCGGCATGGCGCGACATCGAGCCGTGCGCGCTGACGGGAAACCACTGGGATGCGTTAACACAGATTTGAGTCTTGGAGTGAAAGGCTAACAATCCCATGAACATCGTGATCCTCATGCCGTCGCGCGGGCGTCCCGAACAGTGCCGAGAAGCCGTGGGACGCATCTTCGCCACGGCGGAAAACCGTTGCGGCGTCGAGGTGATCGTTGGCGTTGATGAGGACGATCCATCGCCATACGAAAAACTCTTGCCGCGCACATTCCGAATGAAGACGGACTGCGGAATGCAAGTGCTTCAGCAGCTCCAATCAATCGCCACCCGTGAAGGGTTGCTGTCCGACCGCAGCATTGTCGGCTGGGCTGCCGATGATATCCGTTACGAGACACCGGGGTGGGATGGCCTCGTCATCGCGGAGGCCAGGCGTTGGCCGGTGTCGCTGATATTCGGCGAAGACACCATCCAGCACGGCCACATTGCGACGCACCCTTTCTTCACGCAGCGATTCATCGAAGCCGTGGGCGGACTCTTCCAGCCCGGCTATCGCCACCTGTTCGCCGACACCGAGTTGACCGAGATCGCGCGCATGGCAGGAGTGTTGCGATACCTTCCAAACCTCGTGACGCGTCACCTGCACTACACCCAGGGCACTGCGCCTTCCGACGCGACATACGCGAGGTCGGAGCGGTTCAATGACGCCGACAAGGCGTTATTCGATCGGCGCTCCGGCGAGCGCACGCGCCTTGCAACATTGCTGCGGTCACGGGCCGGCCTATGAAACCGGAGTTCATCAGCACGGGTTCACACAACTGGTCCATAGACCACCCCGTATATCGTGCAATCATGGACGCGATCGACTGGGACTGGGATATCGCCATCGTCCCGACGCGACCACTGTATGACGGACCGAAGCCGTGGCTGGTGTTCATCGAAGATTGGGTGACGCTCTACAACCCTGAGATCATCAACGGTAACACGGCTGGAGTGGACGTGCTCGCACATCCGAAGACGGCGGAACTGCGCAAGAAGTTTGACGATCCGAGATTCCGCGGAATCGTGTGTCATCATCGCGGAACATTCCAGGACCTGGTCTATCTAGGCCTGACCGACAAGCTGTTCTACATGCCCTACGGCGTTCCGACCCAGTCGGTAAATCGTATCGGACTGGAAGAGAAACTGGCGTTCACGTTCATCAATAGTTGGCGCGCCGGCAACGGCAACTTCGTTCCACGCGGAGGCGAGCTGGTATGTCGCGCGTTCAAGCACCTCTGGGACGCCGGCGAGCGCGGGATGTTTCTCAATATCGTGGCCGAAATTCCAGCAAGCATAGGGCTCAGGGAATTCTTGCTCTCATGTCCAAATGTTCACGTCGTTCAGCACCACGTATCGCACGAAACGATGGACTTTCTCATGAGCCAGACGGATTGCCTGCTGCTCCCGTCCCACCGCGTCCACTGCAACTCGTTGCTCATGCCGATGTCCTACGGTATCCCGGTTATCAGCAGCGACGGATGGGGAAATGAGGAATACGTGCTCGACGGAATCACCGGCTACCGCGTGCGTGGCGTATCGGGCCGCGTGACGTGGCACAACCAAGTCATGCGCGAGGATTATAGCCGCTGGCGTGAGACGCTTCCGGCAGTGGATGGCGTTGCCCAGTGTATGATGAAAGTGATGCATGACCGCGATAGGCTGCGGACGATGGGGGTGAACGCGGCCTACTATGTGCGGTCCATCCACACGATCGAGCGCATGAAGCACGCGCTGCTCACTATCTTGGGCACCCCTTGATTACCCACACGATGATGCCGATGACGACGATTATACCGGCCATCACCAGTTGCGTGTAAACTCGGTCTGTGTAGCGGTTCATCGCGGGACAGTATATCGCATGGCATGTCGCTTTTTTCGATCACGAATGAGGAAGCAAAAATGGACATGTGCTCAAGCATTATGGGTCAGTTTGACAAAACGGGCAATTTGCCAGATTGCGGGTTGAGTGTGTTACCAATAGTTGCCAACGCCCTATAAAGGGTATAGGATAGCGCACATGGTTGCACGTAGAGTCAGCATCGTAATCCCTACCTACAACCGCCTCGATCTGTGGCGGCGCGATATCCTCTGGAAGTCTTTGGTTGGCCAGTCGTGCCACGATGAGCTGGAGGTACTTATCTGCGACGACGGCAGCACTGACGACACCGTCGCCTACCTCGCCGACAGGCTACGCTCCGAACCGCCGCCGTTCCGCGTGCGACTCTTCCGCACCATCGCGCCCAAGAAACTACCGACGCAGGCGAGTTGTCTGCCGGACAATGTCATGTTCAAGGAGGCCGCTGGCGACTGGATTGTGCACCTCGACGATGACGGCTGGGTGCACAAGGACCTCGTGCGCTGGGTGCGCAGCAATATCCCGCCAGCGGTGCCGGCCATTTGGTGGGGCCGCCTGGTGTTCTGCGACCCGCTGACGCTCGAACCTTACCCCGACCAACGCGGCATTGACCCGCGCATCCCTCGCCACCGGATTTCACCGCAAGGCATCACGCCGATGCAAGAGGACTGGGCGGCCGAGTGGGGTGCGCTGTGGATCACGCGCATGGACATCGTGCGCAAGATCGGCGGTCACGAGATGGAGAACATCGAGTGGCGCGGCGGTGACTCACGTTTTGGTGCGCGCATCCGCCAGGTCGCGAAGTGCTACTTCGCGGCAGACGCGGCCACGACGTTCTGGCACGTCGGAATTCCGTGGCAGCGCAAACAGGTGGAGGATGGCAGGCTGCGCGACGTGGTATCGCTTCAGCGACTGCCGCAGTATGGCAACGCCTGCCCGGCGCAGATCGTCGCCAACAGCGGCGAAGCATTCTGGACGAGTGGCCTGCTCGATGCACTCTACGAGGAGGTCAAGATATGACGAACCGTTCCACCCTTGTTGCTCTACTCGAAGACGTGCACCTTGAGCGCGTCGCGCTGCAATCCGTGTGCACCTGCCCGGAGTGCGCAGCCGAGTTTGACATCGAGAAGGCCGCGCGCCGCCAGCTCACCGCAGCGGAACGCAAGGGGCATGTAGAAGCCGATACTCCAATGGTTGTTACGGCCGCCAAGCGCATCGCCGCCGTGTTCAAGGAATGGCGCCAACTCCTGCTCGCTGAGATCGAGCGCGCCACAAAGCCTACGCTCGCGCGAAAGACTGCGGAGTTCGTCGGCCTCGTCAAGGCCGATGCCGTCAAGCTCGACATTGACGGCGTGGATGCGGTCATGCGCAGCATGTTCGGTCCCACGAAACAACAGCGACTCGAAGAGCTTTCGCGTCCGCGCCTGCTGAACGCCATCGCCGGTTACAAGCATGGTCAGAAGCTCGCCCGCGCCGCGCTGGCGGACGACGTGGTGCTCGGTCCCGTCAAGGAAATTGGTCAAGAGCTGATTGACAACATGCTCGCTGAGACGATGACGTTCAGTGAAACGACGCTCCAGATTATCGACGACCGCATCCGCGACGAGATGCTCACCAGCGTGCTTCGCGGCGACAGCGTCAACGAGACTGCGGACAGGCTTGGCGAGGTGTTCGACGGGCTACAGGACTACGAGTCGCTGCGCATCGCGCGCACCGAGACGGCGCACTGGCAGACCAAAGCAAGTTGCGATGTCTACAAAGAGCAGGGAGCTCGATACGTGCGGTGGGTCAAGTCACCCGGGGCCTGCCCGATCTGCGCGGCGTATGACGGGCGCATCTTTACGATTGAGGATTTTCGCGCCCACTTCGGGGCACATCCTTCCTGCACTTGCACCGGAGAGTTTCTTGATGAGCTTCCAGTAGGTGAAGAGGTTTCTCCGACGCCACCGTGGAACGTGTTTGACCCGGAGTTCGTAGCGCCGGACTCCGGCAGGTCCAAATAGCGGTTTTTCGGCATTTTTGGTGCGCCAAAAGTCCCCACGATTCGATTTGCGGGCCGATCTGCGGCGGGGTGGCATGTTTATACCCCCTGTCCGGAGCAGGATCTCCGCTTATACGCCCGTTTGCCGCGTCCGGGCAGCGGGACCAAATTTGTGCCGTGTTGTCAACAAAACAATACAGGCGGCGTTTATGGGGCTTCCAGGGGTATTATAGGGACTGCGCTTTTGGACCGGCGGCGCGAGGTCAAATGGCCCCAAAATCACCCGCTCCGCCGTGGGCGCCGGCTCGGGAAATCGCGTTTTAGAGGCCAAACTATTTTCACTTTTTCGCAATTATTTTGTTGACATTTCACGGGTGGGGGTGTAATTTGATCGTAGAAAGTCAAAGTGACTTTCACCCCGCGCCGGGATCGGCGCTCCGAAGCGAAAGGAAAAAAACGCAAAATGAAATCGCAGAAAACTCAGACCTCGGTAGAGTCCCTCCCCGTGTGGTCCCTCGTCATCCGACTGACTCAAGTAGCCGGTTCGGAAGCCAAAACTCCCAGCGGAAAAATCCGCGCAGCGCTCTCTTGGAGTCGGAAAAACTTGTCGATGAGCCGGCCGCTCGCGCTGCATATATCTCGGGTCGCTGTGACTGGAGCACCTGCGGTCGCGCACGTGTGGGAGAGTGGAGCCCTTACCGCGTCGGTCGTGCGCTCGGGGCACGCGTGTTCGCCGCGGACGTTTTCTGACTCCGAGCGCGCCGACCGGCGCGCGAAAAACGACCCGAAATTCCGGCGCGCGCTAAAACGCCAGCGCGCAAATGAAACGCGGCGGCGTGATCTCGTGATGCACATCGCGGAACGCTGGCACGCGACGGTCGGCTCACTCTATACCAGTAAATACGCGAGCATCATTTATGGTAATGCGTATGAGCGGGTCGAGTGGGATCGTTACGCAAAATCGTACAAATACCCCTGCAAATATTCGGTCGCCGGAGTGAGAATCGAGGGAACTCAAATCATAATCGAGTCCTCGCGCGGAAATGAAATTCCGCTACCGCTGCCGCCCGCCGCGCTGATCCGCGCAGCGGCGCTGACCGAACCACACCCCACCGGTCTGTTCGCGGTCCCGGTCACGGGACAGAGTGGGGTGTTCGCGATGATGGGATTGGACAAGCCGCGGACGAAATGGGTGGTCGTGGGGTTCTGCTCTCGCGGCCGGATTGTCCCGGAGTGTGTCGCACGAGGGACGATTACGAGCGCGGACATTGACGCGGAAACAAATGTCGAAACGCGTGCGATCATGCTGGAGATATTCGGAGCGGAGCGGTATATCCGGGAGATCGGAGCGACGGAAATAGATCACAGCGATCTCGGAACGCTGTTCGACGCGAAGGGGCTGAAGATCCTGAAAGTCGTGAACGCGACCGCGGAACCGGACGGGACTTACAAGGACTATTACCTGCGAGTCCCCCCGCACACGGAGACCGCGCGCGCGGCGGTCGCGTGGACATTTGGGTTGAAGGAAGAGGAATACGCTCCGTCGGCGCAGAGTTAACGAGTATGTTCCTGTCCCGTCGCGCGAGTGCGCGGCGGGCGGGGAGCAAACACGCTTCACGGGTCGCGACCCCGAAAGTCGCATGGAGAGCAAAGACAATGGAAACGACCGAACAAAAAATGGTGCGACAGGGTGACGTCCTCCTCAAACCCGTCGAGAGTCCGAGTTATCCGGTTTCACCGCGTCCCACGCGCGTGAAGCCGAAAAACGGCCGGCTGATCCTCGCGGCGGGCGAGGCTACGGGGCACCATCACAGCGTGGTTGCGGACGACGACACGGAGCTGGTCCGCGTCGGCGAAAAAATGCTGCTCACACTCGCGACCCCGAGGACACTGGAACATCAGGAGCATGGTCCGATAAAACTGCCGGGGGGGACCTACGAGGTGATTCCACAACGCGAGTGGACGCCCGCGCCGGTGGGGATGCCTAACTTCCGACGCGTTCGCGATTGAGGGAAAAAACATGCTGACTCACGACGAAAAAATGTTGATAGCGGACACGCTCAACGGATGTAACGTGCTGATCGACTGCGACCCGTCCTGGTTGCCCGCGATGGCCGGGGACGAGGGTGCAGTGGTGGACGCGGCCGTGATCGGACGCGATGCCGACGGACGCGTGTTGCTCACCGGCTCCCGCGTGTGCTCCGGGTTGGAGCACGAGATCTACGACTCGATCCGGCTCAATCGGACCGATGAAAAATGGACGGTGGACGGCGCGGCACTGTTGGTGAAAATCCGCGCGCTGACCGTCGCGCAGCGCGAGCAACTGCTGCGAGCTGTCGCGGAGGTGTGGAGACGCAACGACGAGCGATTCGAGTCTGACCTCGATGCGCTCAATCTGTAGTTTCGGTGCGGGGCCGGCGAGTCCGGCCCCGTCTCGAAATTATGAATTGGAAACAAGCTCGACTCATTGCCATAGGACACATCCGCCGGCTGGAGCTTCCACGACGACTGGACGGACTGGAGGTGCAGGTGACGGACTATGCGGACGCGCGAACTTTAAAAATGCTCAAACCCGATGAGCCCGAGTTGACCATCGAATCGCAGCGGATGATCAACCAAGCGTTCATGAGAGAGCTGCACAAGCGCGGGGCGCGCGTGCGGCGCGTCGAGGTGCGCGCGGATGAATATCTGACTTGGTTGGATCAATTCGGTTTGCGAAACAGTCCGGAAAACCGCGCGCAATTCATTTCCTGGCTGACGGCACCGGACCCAAAACCGATCCCACAATAAACTCTTCGACACATGAAACGCACCACTCCAACTCCCCACCACTCCCAATCCCCCACGTCTCATCCTCCGGACCATCGCGTCGCATGGCGCGCGAAGATGCGCGCGGCGGGCCGGTGTGTCCAGTGCGGTGCGAAGTCTGCTGGCAGGTGTCTATGCCGAGAGTGCACGCGCCGGTCGGCGGTGAGGCAGCGGCGGCGGCTGGGTGGTAAGCCGTGGAGGAAGGGACGTGCGGGAAGGCCCCCAAATTCCAATAAGTAATGTTACCGAGTGTGCAGCTTTGCGCAGCGCTGCGCGTGCGCTGACTTGGATTGACACAGCACCAAGTTCGCGATCCTGTTATCGTCCCGTCTACCGCTTCCGCCATCGCGCTTCAACTTGTGACGCACAGTCTCCGTTGGAGATAGACGACGCCCAAGGTGTCTCTCCATCACGAGACGATGCTCGTAAACGTATCCCTGCCGTGAAGCCAACCGGTGCCCAGGCTTCCACAGAAGGACATAGCCATGCTGGATGATTCTGCGCGCCGGCGTCCGCAGCGGAATATCTGCCTTTTTATAGCGCTGCGCGCGATAGTAGTGCGACGTGCACATGCCGCGTGCTCGCACTGGCAGATCGCAACCCGGCAGCGTGCACGTCTCGGGGCCGTTGCGGTAGCAGCGGATCGGCGCATTGACAGGTTTCCCGAGCCTGTGCCGTCTGTAGTGAGACGCACAGAGGCCGAGATGCGCTTCATCGCGTCCACATCCGGGGATGGTGCAAGTTTTCATGTGCTTAATGTTACATAGACTTGGTAAATACTCAACGGAATATGTTACCAATGGTTATTGTTGACTTGGTAAATAACTTATGGTAATCGTCAGCCATATTTGACCAAGCTCTTGCCGGAGAATGGTTGAGACAAATTGAGCGACAACGCGACGCAACAACTCAGCACCACAACCCACCTCGTCAAGCGTGATAACACGCGCCGATTTACCCTCGCTCCGTTTCTCGTTCCCGACCGGCCCGATGCGCAGGGTGATACTATCTCCGCAGACGACATCTTCGACGCCATCACGCGCGTGAAGTTCTCCAAGTCGCTGCTCGACAAGGAACACCTGCACGTTGACGAGGCCATTGGAACGCCGGTGGAAATCTACGCGCTCCCGGCAGATACACTGTTCGTGAAGGCCGACCAGCCTTCCGAGGCCCTCCAGAAGAAGCTGGACGAGCTGGCTGCGCTCCAGAAGTCCATCGCCGAAAGCTTCAAGGATGAGACATCGCTTCTGCCAGCCGGCAGCGGAATGCTGGGCGTGGTTTGGAACGACGCGACGTGGAAGGAGATCCAAGAGGGGACGCTTACCGGATTGTCCATCGAGGGCAAGGGCAAGCGCATCCCGCAGGAGGAGAAATAATCATCATGCCCGACCCAAAGAAACACCTGCTCAAGAACGTCAGCATCACGCGGATCGCCGTGGTCAAGAACCCGGCGGTGCGTGACAGCGAGATCGTGCTCATGAAGAGCGCCGACGCGGAGCAGCCCGGCGAGGACGCGATGCTCAAGAATTTCGGTGAACGCCTGCTGGATTGGGTCCAACAGCGTCTCGCCAAAACCACAACCCCAACAACGGAGAGTCCCGATATGGACCTGAAGAACCTGAAGCTTGAAGAGTTGGAGTCGGCGCGGCCTGACCTGGTGAAGGCGATTGCCGACAAGAACAAGCCCGCCGCCGGCGATTCCGGTGCTGCTGGCACTTCCACCGACGTGAGCAAGGGCACCGACCCGTTCGCGGGCCTGCGCGCATCCCTCGAAGCGATCAAGACGCAGCTCACGGATGGTCTCAAGGGCATGGGCGACCGCGTCGCGACGCTGGAGAAGGCCGCGAAACCCGAGGCGGTTGACCTGACGGCGATTAACAAGTCCATCGAGGACCTCAAGGGCAAGATCGAGACGCTCTCGAAGGCTCAACCCCAGGCGCTCAAGCACGGCGATGAAGAGCCGGTGCGGAAATCTGAGTTCGGCGGCGTCTTCAAGGCGCTGCGCAAGGGCGATAAGAACAAGACTTCGCGCTGATCGTTTCGGCGCGTTACTAACCATTAGCAACCAACCTCAAACCTAAAGAAGGAGAAACGATCATGGCGGATAACAAGAGCAACGAACACCTGCTGGACGAGTTGCAGAAGGCTGCACATACCGTATCAGACATCACCACCGACGGCGGCGTACTGCTCGCAGAGCAGGTCGAGAAATTTGTCGTCTTGGCCCAGGAACAGCAGATCATCCTCCCGGACGCTCGCGTCGAGATTGTCGCGCGCGGTCAAAAGGAGATCGACACGCTCGGCATTTCCGACGTGTTTCTGCAGCCCGGCACCGAGGACAATACCACCCTCTACACGGACCCGACGACCTACTTGGGTGAAGAGGCCAAGGCCACCACAGGCAAGATCAGTCTGTCCACGGTGTACCTGGAGGGCCGCACGGCGATCAGCCGAGAGACTCTGCGGCGGAACATCGAGCGCGAGAACTTCGCGGACTCGCTGATCCAGATCATCAGCAACCGCGCTGGCTACGACATGGAGCTGCTCGGCGTGCGCGGCGACACCACGCTGCCGGCGACGACCAAGGAGAACAAGCTGCTGCGCCTCAAGAACGGCTACCTCAAGCTCGTGCCTGCGGCCAACAAGGTCTATTGGGGTGGCGAAGCGTTCAGCCCCAATGCGTTCGCACACGTCATCAACAAGGTCGCGGCCAAGTATCGCCGGCGTCCCAGCGAGTGCCGGTTGTATGTCAGCCACGGCATCGCGCTGGCCTATCAGCTCTGGTTGAGCAAGAACAAGGCCACCTCAGTGGGCGACCAGGCCACGGTGGCGGGTTCGGTCGGCACCTACATGGGCGTGCCAGTGATTGGCTGCGACAGCCTGCCCGACACGACCGTGGGCGGCGCCGTTTACGGGAAGATCCTGTTCTCGAACCCGAAGAACCTCATCTGGGCCATCGAGGACCAGATCGAGATCGAGGACGAGATCATCAAGGCCCGCAACTCGATGGTGATCTACTTCCGCGCTTACGTGGACCCGACTGTTGAGGTCGCTGCGGCGATGGCGTCCTGCGAGGACGTGGCCTTCGAGATCGAAGGCAGCTAGTCCAAACCCACCGGACTCGTAACCCAAAGCCGGCATGAGCGAGAAAGCCTGGTGGGCATCGGCAAGTGTACTGGCCGCGGTGTTAGAGGTTTCAAACTCTGACACCGCGGCTCAGGCCGTTATGACCGCAATCGCGGACGGCCTTCGCGCAGAGTTCGTTTCGTTCTGCGGCCGCCAGATCCTCGCTCCTGAGACCGGCACCATTACCGAATACCACGACGGAGGGCGTGAGACACTCCGACTGAATGTTTCCCCGGTGACCTCGGTCACCAGTGTTTGGGCGGACACGACGCGGGCGTTTGCCGCCGCGTCGCTGGTGGAATCGAGTCTCTACGTACTGCTCGACCACTGCATTTATTTCAACGTCGCGCCGTCCAAAGGCAGCCGCGTGGTCAAAGTCGAATATGTCGGCGGCTACGCGGCGTTGCCGGATGACATCGAGCGGGTGTTTCACGCGGAGCTGCGCAAAGAGTGGGCCCTGCGCAAAACGCCCGGAATCCAAAGCATGGGCGTGCAGGGCGCGAACTTCACCGTAAGCCAGCGCTTTGGGTTAATGAGCGAGACCCAACGCGTGCTGACGAACTACAAAGCATCCTGTCTCTTCTTTTGACATGAGCGCCACCACTCCCAAGAAACTCGCCGTCTCGCTTGCCGTGCGCGCGGCGTTGACGGCCGTCACTGGCTCCGATGGCAACACGTTTTTCAGGACCGTCAAGCAGGGATCGAAAGTCCTTGAGGGCGACGCCAGACCAGCGGTTACGTTCAGACGCAAGGGCTGGCAATCGGAACCGAAGGGCACCACGGATGAGATTACCACCGTCGCGCACTACCAGATCAACGTGCTGATTGACAACCCCGGCACGAACGAGGCCGCGATGGAGACTGCCTACGAGACCGCCATCGCCGCGGCGGAGAAAGCGATGGAGACCATCAACAACGGGCGGACTCACAAGACGTTTCGCGCGTTTCCGCAGGGCGGCGCGGATGACGTTGCCGAAGAGCAGTTGCCACAGTGCGCGGCTTCGCTGCTTTACGAGATTCAATTTGATCGCCCGCGTGGCGAACCTTAAGCAAACCAACAACCA